GCGCAAATGGATAAAGGAGAGACAGGAACATGGCTGACGGTAATCACATCGAAGTCGCAAAAGCGTATGTGACCATCGTGCCCTCAATGGAAGGCTCCCAGAAGACCATAGCGACCGAGATGGGCGCAGTGGTCGAGCCCGCCGCGAAGGAGACAGGCGAAAAGTCAGGCAAGAGCTTAGGTGAGTCTCTCGCTAAAGGACTGAAAACCACCGCGGCCGTCATAGGCGCCGCCATGACCGCTGCGACCGCGGCGGCTGCAGCAACGGGCAAGGCTTTCGTCAGCGCTGCAAAAGATACGGCCGAATACGGCGACAGTATACAGAAGAACGCCCAGAAGATGAACATGTCTATCTCCGGCTATCAGGAGTGGGACTACATTCTCAAGAGGAATGGCGCTTCCATCGACGGCATGAAGACATCGATGCTGAAGCTGACGAAGGCAGCCGAAAGTGGAGACAAAGCTTTTGCGGATCTCGGCATTACTGAAGAAGAGCTGAAGAACATGTCTCCGGAGCAGACCTTCAACAGGACCATTCAGGCCCTCCAGAACGTCACGGACGAGGGACAGAGGACGGTCCTTGCCAACAAACTGCTCGGCAAGGGCGCGACGGAACTCGCGCCGCTGCTCAACTCCACGGCCGAAGAGACCGAAGCGCTGCGCAAGCAGGTTCACGATCTCGGCGGAGTCATGTCTGACGAAGCGGTCAACGACTCGACAGCGTTCCAGGACAGTCTGACGGATATGGAGACAGCTCTGAACGGCGTCAAGCGCAACATGATGGCACAGTTCCTCCCCGGAATGAGCCAGGTCATGACGGGCCTGTCAAAGGTCTTCAGTGGCAACGGCGGAGTGGAAGAAATCAGGAACGGCCTGAAGGATCTGGTCGGCAAAATCTCCGGAATGGCTCCGACCTTCTTCTCAATAGCAAGTGAACTCATAAACGGCATCATCAGCGGTTTTGCACCGATGATCCCTCAGCTCGTCAGCTCGATCTTCGGATTCCTGCAGACGGGCCTTTTGACGTTGGTCCAGCTAATTCCCCAACTCACGCCGGTCATCACTCAGGGACTCCAGGGCGTGGCTTCGGCTTTGCTTACCTGCCTGCCCGTTCTCATCCAGGCATTGATAGACATGGCGAGTCAGCTCGTTCAGTGGCTTGCAAGTGATAACAACGTCAAGACTTTTGTGGACGGAATAATGCAGATCGTCAGCGTGATCGCCTCGGGTTTGGCGGATGCGCTTCCGATTCTTATTCCGGCGATCATCAATATCTGCGGACAGCTCGTGGACAGCCTCACCGATCCGAAGAACATTAAGAGCTTCGTGCAGGCGGCACTTACCATCGTGGGCGCCGTGGTCGTTGCTTTGGTGAAGGCCCTGCCTGAGATAGGCGGAGTCATTGTAAAGCTCGCCACTAACGTGCTCGGTCTTCTCAAGGATCTGGGCAGTTCCATCCTGGCTAAGATCGGTCCGTGGTTCACACAGACGATGGGCAAGATCGGACAGTTCTTCATGGACATTGTCAACAAGTTCAAGGAACTCCCGGGCAAGCTGCTCGATATAGGAAAGAATCTTATCACTTCGTTGTGGAAGGGTATCTCTGACAAGATCCAGTGGGTTAAGGACAAGATCGCCGGCATGGGCCAGGCGATCACAAAGGCCATAAAGTCAGTATTTGGGATTCATTCACCGTCAAAAGTCTGGCGTAGAGAGATCGGCCAGAACCTCGGTTTGTCGATCGGACTCGGTTTTGATGACGTCATAGGCGGAGTCACGGAAGACATGACGGACAGCATGAGCGGTCTGACCGCGTCCATGAACGTCACTGCAACCGGAGCAGGACAGCCCGCGCTCGGAGGCTCCACAACGAATTACAACGGTGGAGCGGTCACCATCAACGTCTATGGAGCGGAAGGACAGAACGTCAACGATCTGGCGGAAGTCATCGCCCAGAAGCTCGAAGCCATGACCGCAAGAAAGAAGGCCGTGTATGTCTAAACTTTTCAACATCGCTACTAACAAGCGTGGCTTGATAGTATACGGCGGTGAGTCCTCGTCTGACTATGGCATGGTGGTCAGCGAGGCTCCTGCTTATGAAAGACCAAACAGGAAGCAGACCATCTACACCGTGCCCGGCCGAAACGGAGCCGTGGTCTTTCAGGATGATGCCTGGGAAGACGTGGTCCGCTCCTACAACGTATGGATTGCTGAAGGAGTTCAGCCGTTATCCGTCAAGGTCTCCGCTTTTGAAGCCATGCTCAACTCGATGAAGGGATGGCAGAGGCTCGAGGACAGCTTCGAGCCTGACGTGTTCCGCCTTGCATATTACTCGGGCGGAAACGACTTCTCGAACAAGATGACCCAGTACGGCGAAGCGACGATCAACTTCACGTGCAGACCCGAAAGGTTTCTAAAGACCGGGGAACAGGAAGTCACCGTCATCAATAACCAGAAGATCGTGAATCAGACAAGATTCACGGCAAAGCCGCTCATCCACATTGAGGGCAGCGGAACGGTCACGGTGGCCATCGGCGGCAACACGATCAGCGCTTCCATCACAGACTACATCAACATCGACTGCGAAACGATGAACGCATACAGGCTCGCGGCCGAGAACAAGAACTCGGACATCAGCGGTTCCTTCCCGAAGATCATTCCGGGAGAGAACACCGTGGGAATCACGGGCACGACCACAAAAGTCGCCATCGTGCCTCGCTACTTTACCATTTAAGGAGAAATCACCATGCTGCCTATTCTTTACTCGAGCATTACGGAAGGCACCGTCCCGTCAAATTACGGCGTGGGCGTGCTTTCCGACTGCATCTCGGCAACCGTCAAGGAAGCCAGGAACGGCGAATACGAGCTGACGATGGAATACGCTGCCGAAGGCATCCACGCCTCCGACATCGTGCCGAACGCGGTCATCAAGGCGAAGCCGAACTACACTGACGATCCGCAGCTCTTCCGCATCTACAAGGTGGGAAAGACCATCAATGGAAAGTTCACCGTCAACGCTCAGCATATTAGTTATGACTTGAGCGGAAAGGTCATCACGAGCGGAACTGCCGCATCGCTGGGCGACACGATAACGCTCCTGAACGCACAGTCAGGCTTCTTCGCCATAAGTTCGGACAAGAGCGTGAGCGCTCCGTTCAAAGTCGCGGAGCCGTCTTCGGTCCGTTCATGGTTCGGAGGCAAGCAGGGAAGCATCCTCGACCTTTACGGCCCGGGAGAATGGAAGTATGACAACTTCAACGCGTCATTCCTGGCTGCAAGAGGTCAGGACAGGGGTGTGACGATCAGGTACGGAAAGAACCTGACGGAGCTCTCCCAGACGCTCGACATGACCAACCTCTGCAGTGCGATCATTCCGTACTACAAGGCACAGGATGGAACCGTCACGACGGGCTCGGAGGTTTCCACGGGGCTTGTGGGCATCGACAGGAAGAAGGCTGTTAACTTCTCATCCGAAGTGGATCCAGAGAGCGCCACTCCGATCGCTACGCAGCTCTCAACGCTGGCGACCGCTTACATAGCAAACAACAACTTTACAACGATAAAGAACAGCATCACGCTGAACTTCGTGCAGATGAAGAACCTGACGGAGAGGGTCGACCTCTGCGACACGGTTCACATATATTTTGAACCTCTGGGACTGACCGCAACGGCCAAGTGCATCGAGACCGTCTGGGACGTTTTGGCAGACCGCTACACTTCCACAAAGTTCGGAGACGCAACGACGAACATCGCGGACACGCTCGTGGCACAGCAGAAGGAAATCGAAAACAAGCCGAGTGAGACTTCCATGTCTCAGGCGATCAAGCAGGCGACGGAACTCATCACGGGGAATCTCGGCGGCTATGTGGTGCTGCATGACTCCAACGGAGACGGAAAGCCTGACGAGATCCTGATCATGGACGATCCGGACATCACGCAGGCAGTCAAGGTGTGGAGATGGAATCAGGCGGGGCTCGGCTATTCGTCAACCGGATATGCAGGACCGTATGGACTCGCGATGACGGCAAACGGCGAGATCGTTGCAGATTTTATTACGACCGGAACTCTTAATGCGAATCTTATCAAGGCGGGAGTCATTGAAGACGTTGCAGGCAATTCGACCATTGACATGTCGAACGGCGCTGCGGTCATGAAAGACTTTAAGGCAAAGAACTCTTTCCAGTTCCTTGATGAAAACGGAGTGGAAAAGGGTTATTTTTCATACACGCCGGCCGACGGTACAAACCTCATATTAAAGAATCAGTCCGGCGACCTGATGATCTGGTTGCTTTCGGATAGCTTGGGCGGATCTGTCTATGTTTATAACGCAACCACAAAGAATACTGCAGTCGAGGCGACGGTAGACGGAAACAATGCAGGCGTTGTATATGTCAACAACTCAAGCGGAACGGATAAGATCGACCTTTTCGGATATAACGGACACATCTGGTGCACTACTGTTCATCAGGGCTCGAGCCGGAAGATTAAAAAGAACATTATTCCGATCGAGGATGCTGCGAAGATCCTCGAGCTGCAGGCGGTCTCGTTCGACTATATCGAGGAAGAGATGGGAACCGACTGCCGTGGCTTTATTGCGGAAGACGTCGCGGAAGTTCTTCCGAACCTTGTCATCCCTGAAGAAGGCAAGAAGCCTGCCGGACTCGACTACATTTCCATGATCCCCTACCTCCAGGCGGTCATCAAAGACCAGGAGAGACGGATCGCCGAACTTGAAAAGAAGATAAATGAAAAATAAAGGAGGAAACAAATGCAGACGATTAAATTGAACCTTGTTCCCGGTGACATAAGGGAGATCGTTCGTTCATCTCAGTATGACGTCGGCAGGACGTTCCGGTGTGAGCTGTTTGACGGAAGTTCGAGCTACAAGCTCGACGGCACGGAGACGATCACCATTGAGGGGCAGAAGAGTGACAACCACATCTTCCTCTACAATGTTACCAACACGTCAAGCACTTACGTCGACGTTACCACAACGGAACAGATGACCGCTCTCGCCGGTTATGTCGACTGCGAGCTCCGCATCAAGAAGGGCGGAGTAGACATCGGCACGGCAAACTTCTGGCTCGAAGTAGAGAAGGCAGCAACCGAGAACGGCACGCTTTCCGACTCCGACATTTCGGCGCTCCGCGAAGTCGAAGACAGCGCAAACGCTGCAGCGACCACGGCAACGGGCGCGGCTGCATCGGCAGCTGCGGACGCTCTTGCTGCTGACGCATCGGCTGACGCGGCAGCTGCTTCGGCTGAAGAGGCTGCAGGCTGGGCTGCTTCCACCGCGAAGAAGCTCGTGCTCTGGCGCGATCCGACAGACAATGGACTCAACTGGACTTATGATCCGGACTTACCTGATTAAATCATAGGAGGAAAAACAAAATGGCAGCAGAAACAGGAAATTTCCCGCGCGACGCATCGGTCATGGAGATCGCGGCCCAGCTCGTTCACCAGAACACGATCCTCGAGAGGATGGCCATCGCTCAGGGTGCAGAGCTCCCCGACGTTGACTGGAACGAGATCGCGGAGATCGTCAGAGGCGGAAATGCGGCAAGGGACTTCAACATCGGCGACCAGATCGTTGATTCGTGGACAAACGATTCCAACGTCAAGTACGCGTTCCCCTGGGACGTCGTCGCTTTTGGCAACTTTGAGAAGCATGACGGCACCGTCGTGCCCGGCATGGTCCTTCAGGCCCACTATTCAGACCCGATCGGTATGCAGTTCTCAGGCTATGCGGCGCTCCTGCAGTGTCCATCAGGACTTGCAGCAGGCACTTACCACTTCCAGTGCTCTGGCACATGGGGAAACATCACAGCCAACACGGACTATCAGTTCACGCTTACCCAGGCGGTCCCCGAAAACGGTCTCGTATGCGGACCTCAGAACTGGCCTGACGCTGCAATAGCAAACTGGAAGATCACGACCTATGCAAGCAACACGTCCACCACTCCGATCGAGCAGGTGGCGCTCACAGCAGGCAACGACGGCACAGACCTCGGCACGTTCACTCCCGGATATTCTTCCGCAACAATGAACGGCTATCAGACAACTGCATACGGCTACA